GGTGTCACAAAAGTTACTGTCAACCGCGTGTTCCAGAAACTATACAGTAAAGAATTTCTTACCAAGATCAGGAACGGGCAATACAAACTACATAAAGTCTAGGAGACCAATTATGGAATTTTCTTTCTCACGAGCGTTAAGAGCTCTCAAAAATGGGCACAAAGTAGCCCGATCCGGCTGGAATGGCAAAGGTATGTGGATCATACTGCAACATGGCAGCAACGTCCCGATTCCGATGCGCCCTCACAGCCCGTACGCTGAAGCCGGCCTGGTTGAGGTTCTGATTAACCCGCATATCGATATGATGACCGCGGACGGCTCTATGCAGCCAGGTTGGTTAGCCTCTCAGACCGACCTGCTTGCAGAAGACTGGTTGATCGTCTAAGTAGTATGACGTTCTTCCAGCGCCAGGACGTTGGGAGGGTCTATGTCTTGCGCATGGTCCTTCCTGGCGACGTCGTTGTCCACAAGATAGGGATGACGAAGACCAACCGGTCGCTGGATAGGATGTTGGAGCTGCTTCGATCCTGGTTCACCATGTACAGATTTGTTCCGTACACGGAGCTGAAGCTGGATATGGAATGTGGGTACCCTCTGGAGCTCGAGTCCCACATTCACCAAATTCTTAAGCACAAACAATTTATACCTACCCACAAGGTGGAAGGAAGGACCGAGATGTTTATAGACCTGGATGAGTTCCGGGTTTTGTCGTATCTGAGGGCCTTCAACGATGATCTGATCCGTAGCGGCCTGGATCTTACCGAAGAAGATTACAAACATTTAGGACAACTGATATCCCCATGAAGATGATTCCAAAGTTTTGCCATAACACCAAGTGCATGTATGTGTGCCAGTCAAACCCTGAACTCGACTGTTACGCCCATCAGGACGGGGAGTGCCCGAACTGCAAAAATACGACATCTTTGAAGGCTGAGATGCCTGACTGGTGTATCGGTGGGCTGATCCGTCTGTGGTGGAGAAAACACCACGCAATGAAGAGGAAAACACGATGATTAAACGTAAACCCATACCGATGACGCTCGAGGAGTTTGCCAGTGTCCACCAGATTCCGATCTCAGACACCTGTGATAGTAAATGCAAAGGCTACTCCATCCACACAGGTGTGGTGAGCTTGCCCTCAGCTTACTTCGTTACAGAGGATACCTTCAAGACGATGAACCTCAGTTCCAAAGTGGGGTAAGGCAAATGAGTGAGCTAACACTTAGTACGGTACAGTCTCAACTGACGGCGCAGCACAAGCTGCTGGTTAGCGAGGAGACCATCGAGGAAATCAACAGACTTGCGACAGAGAGTGACTATGGCGCCGAGTTCCTCGAGACGTACATGGACTGCATGAATGTCCTGGCGGATAGCCCGAAGAACAACCCTAACCAGTATCTGCGTGCGATCAAGTTCTACAGCCTGGTCGAAGCCGGTAACAGCCTGACCGATGCCTACATCAAAGTGTTCCCTGAGCGCTACGAAGCCCGCAGCAAGAACCATGATAACCCCGAGAAGTCGATCATGCGCGGTGAGGCCAGTAGATATAACGGCACCAGGATGGTTGGTGAGATCCGTAAGGTCACGGCTATCCCAGTCCACCTAATTCACCGCCACCTGCTGCACGCTGCTATCCTCGAGACAGCGGACCTGATGAAGAACGCCCGCAGTGAGATGGTTCGCGCGAAGGCTGCAGATACGTTGATCCGAGAGCTCAAGCCCGCGGAAGAGAACACCCTTCAGGTGAAGGTCGAGGACAACACCACATCTGTCATCGCCGAGCTACAGAAAGCCACCAAGGCCCTGGCCGCGGAGCAGTACAAGTCCGTCATGGCCGGCGTTCCTTTGAAGTCGATCGCTGCCGCCCGTTTGTTAGATAAAGACGAAGAAATTATAGAAGGCGAGTGCAGCGATGGCTGACTGGATCATGCCTGGCCGGGAAGGGATCATCGTACCCGATGACAGGATTATTACGCTCGAAGAAGAGCTCGAGCTTGATGCCTCGGTAGCTGACCCTGACGCCAAGCGTGAAGAAATAAATGATAGTGGCTATGAGTGGGAAGGTGACTGGTTGCTGCCAGGCGAGAAGGAGATCGTTGTACCTCAGCACCAAGGGCCTCTCAGCCTGGATCTCGATGCGCGACTGAACCGCGTCGACTACGGGATGTTCGAGAAGAACTACCGCCCGAGCCTGTGGGCTCTGGAGATGGTGAACTTCATCAAGCTGGTCAATGGCGAAGAGGGTGAGGAGAACGAATCTCCCATCATCCACTACGACATGTACGACCAGGTCCCGCTGAACAACCAGAACTTGTACGTCTCCTTCCGTGGATCTGCCAAGACGACGGCTCTTCACGAGTATGGGATTCTGTACCTGGCCACGTACGGATGGATTCCGGAATTTGGCAGGGTAGATGTTGGTATCTATATTAGCGACACTATGGATAATGGTGTCAAGTCCATGAGGACGAACCTCGAGTTTCGTTGGGGTAACAGTGAGTTTCTGCAGAAGTACGTGCCGGAAGCTCGATTCACAGACGTACGTTGGGAATTTACAAATGCAGACAACAAAAAATTATGCTTCCGAGGCTTTGGCGCCAGCACTGGTGTCCGAGGATTCAAGGAATACGGAAAGCGGCCCACCTGGTGTGGATTCGACGATCTCATGTCGGACAAAAATGCTGTGTCCCCTACGATCCAGAAAGACATCAAGCACATTATCTACAAAGCAGCTCGCCAGGCGCTGCACCCAAGTAAAAGAATGCAGATATGGACAGGAACCCCCTTCAACAAATCTGATCCGCTATATGAAGCTGCCGGCAGTGGCGCTTGGAACACAAGAGTATATCCGATATGTGAAAAGTACCCATGCACGGAGGCGGAATTCAAAGGTGGCTGGGATGATCGATTCACTTATAAGTTCGTTAAGGGCGAGTATGACAACCTTAAACTTAGTGGCGAGATAGCCTCATTCAACCAGGAGCTCATGTTGAGAATTACATCTGACGAGGACCGACTGGTCCAGGACAGCGATCTTGTTTGGTATAGCCGTGACAAGGTTATACGCAACAAGTCCCGTTACAACTTCTACATCACCACGGATTTCGGTACTTCCAACTCCGATGCCGCTGACTACAGCGTTATCTGCGTGTGGGCGTACTCGAACAACGGTGACTGGCTCCTGGTGGACGGCGTCTGTAAGCGCCAGCTCATGGACCAGAACATAATCGACCTGTTCCGCCTGGTGTCGGTATATCGTCCGCTCGAGGTTGGCATTGAGATCAACGGCCAGCAGCAGGGCTTCATCGCCTGGATCAAGAACGAGATGATCGACAAGAACATCTTCTTCAACCTGGCCGGCAAAGGCACGGTTGAGGGTATCCGTCGTACTAGTAAGAAGATCGAGAATTTCAAGCTGGTGGTACCGCTCATCAAGTCCAAGAAAATCTGGCTGCCGAATGAACTCAAGGAACACGAGCTGGTCGTAGAGCTCCTGGAAGAACTGCGCTTCGCAACAAAGATCGAGTTTAAGTCGAAAAATGATGACGTAGCTGATAATATATCCATGCTGCTGGAAATCGATGCCTTCAAGCCCAGCGCTGCTGAGCTGCCTGAGTACACGGAAAATGAGGCCGGTACCTTCGCGTTCTTCGTAGATGACGATGCGGACGAGTACAAAAACAGTACAGTGTTCTGAGGTGTCGTGGTAGTATTACCTGGAAATCCTGAGAGGCCGAGATGCTAATAAGCGACGTAATTACGAAGTTATCCAAAACTGAACTCAAGCAATTGTCAGTGAAAACCGACAATGATGCTGTCATGGGCTACATAAACGAAGCCATACTTGAGCTCTACAAACGGTTTAACCTGTGGCAGGCGGAAGCAACTATTGTTCAGCCAGATGACACGACTCTGTCGTACGCCCTGGATGGCGTAGACGCCAATGTGACCATTGACCTATCTGACCACATCCTTCTTGTCATCGACAAGATGTATGATCCGGACAGCCAGGAGATGGAGCTGAACGACGAAGATGACGCTGCAAGCGCCTCTACGCCCCAGTATAACGTAATCGAATTCCCAGAAGCGGTAGCGCTCGACGAGTACAGTGTTATCTACCGTGCTTCCCCGATCGACAGTACTGCAGTCGGTGACACCCTGGTTCTTCCTCCTGCTTTACTCGAGCCGCTGTATTTTTACTGCGGGTTCAGAGCTCATGTTTCTCAGAAAGGTTCCAAAGAACTCGAGAACGATACGCACTTCAAGCGCTACATTCAGTCTTGCGACAGGGCTCAGGCTCTTGGCATGGTGGTTTCGGACAGTCTGCATTCACATAAGTTCTTCGATACGATTTTCCCTTAAGCCATGAAGAAGATTAGCCGGGTTCTGGTTAATAACAGGGACTACAAGATTCGGCCATTTTCCCTGAAGGGCCATGTCCACCCTGTAGATTACCCAATCAATGTCGCCGACATCACTGAGCGTGATGCAATCCCCGCTGACCAGCGGGTAGAAGGTATACTGGCGTACGTAGAAGATGGCGAGGTGACCTACCAGCTCAAGGGTGGCGTAGAAAATGCCAACTGGATCAGCTTCATATCTGGCGCCTTAACCAGCCATACGGTGCTCTCGGATATTGGCAGTAACACTCACGTTCAAATTGACGCACACCTGGCTGACACCGATGAGCATTTTACCCAGGCTGCGATCGACATTACCATATCCCAGGTAAACGACTTTACTCCGGGTGACTACTCCGT